ATCCTGTCACTCATTTTAATGTCTTGGTGGTAGGTTTCCTTTTTATTATTCAATCTATGCATACTCACGCTCACTACACTATGAGTCTTGATGCTGATAGTTACGTCCGTAACTTTTGCAAAAAGAATCTTGAGAAGTGTGAGAGGATTATCTCTGAATTTGATTGATATATAGTATACAACTAAAGAGACCCCACCAGGGTCTCTTTTTATTTGGAGCATACTATGAATCATTATGTAAATCTATGCCCAGCATATACTGAAACCTCTGAAACGCTCACTGTGGATCTTCCGCCTGAGTATATGGATGAGTTTATGCAGATGGTCCATATCCTCGCTGAGGAAAAGAATCTTACCGCTCGCCGTGCCTTTGTTGACATGGTGAAGTATACTTATTACAACCTGATGGAGAAAAATTATGACCGTAAAAGTCGCAAGAATGCAAAGCGGGGAGGACGTAATCGCTGACGTTAAAGAGATCCGTGAAAGTCCTGAATCAACTGCTGCTCTTGCATATGAATTCAGCGATGCCTTTACGGTGATGGTGCAGCGACCTACTGAGAGTATGTTTCTGACTGAAGAGTCAGAGCAATCTACTCTGGAATCACTCAAGGATATGAAACTTGAATTCTTTCCCTGGTCTCCTCTCACCACAGGACGTAACATTGTTACTCTGATCTCTGTGGTTGCAATGTCCGATCCTCATCAGAATGTGCTTCAGGGATACCTTGAAGTGCGTGAGCAATTTAGAAATCTAAACCGACCTAAAAACGATGCTAAAATTGATTATTCTCAAACACCACCCGCAGACCTACTTATTGGGGAATCTGACGGAGTTGGATGAGGAGCCGAGTCTTCTCTTGGAGGAATGCTTTAGCGTCACTCCAGAGGGGGATCTGCAATACTACCCTCTCCATACAGATCAGCGATTTGTTTTCTTGACAACGGACGACGTAATGACTATACTAGATCCGTCAGATACTATCGCCAGGGCATACCAACAACGGAATGAGTAATTTTTATACCAATCTTGTATTGCTGGGTGATGACATTCTCTATCGTGGATACGAGCACGGCAAACCCGTGCAGTATCGGGAGAAGTCATCACCCGTTATGTTTTTAGTGCCCAAGGCGCAATCTAAACCATCAGATTATCGCACTCTTGATGGTCGCCTAGCACACCCCAAGCGTTTTGATGGTGCTCGTGAAGCGAGAGACTTCATGAATCAGTATGAAAATGCTGCTGGTATGGAGGTCCATGGATATGAGCGGTTTGTTTATCAACACATCGCTCAGAAATTTCCTGGGGAGATCGACTATGACATGTCCAAGATGCGTATCTACACGATCGACATTGAGGTTGCATGTGAAAACGGTTTCCCCGATGTGCAGGCATCTGCTGAGGAGATGCTATGCATTACGATCAAAGACTTCAACACCAAGAAGACAGTTACTTGGGGCACACGGGAGTTTGCTCCTGCTGATACTGAGTATCGAGTCTTCTGGACTGAGCATGAGATGCTTTCCGACTTTCACAAATGGTGGTGTGAGAATACTCCTGACATTGTGACTGGTTGGAATTGCAACTTGTACGACATCCCTTACATCTGTCGTCGTATTGAGCGTGTCCTGGGTGAGAAGTGGAAGAAGTCTCTGTCCCCTTGGAATCGTGTGATTGATCGTGAGATCAAGATTCAAGGTCGCACTAACATTGCTTATGAGTTGACTGGTATCAACATCCTTGATTACCTCGATCTCTATAAGAAGTTTACCTATACCAACCAGGAGTCCTATCGCCTGGACCACATTGCTTCTGTGGAGTTGGGTGCTAACAAACTGGATCACTCTCAGTTTGAAAACTTCAAAGACTTCTATACATCTGACTGGCAACGATTCGTTGAATACAACATTCAGGACGTTAACCTTGTTGACCGCTTGGAAGACAAGATGAAACTGATTGAGTTGGCAATTACAATGGCATTCGATGCCAAGGTAAACTTTGAGGATGTGTATTCCCAAGTCCGCATGTGGGATACTTTGATCTACAACGATCTTGCTAAGCGTAACATTGTCGTCCCTCCCAAACTTACTTCCAAGAAAGATGAAAAGTATGCTGGTGCGTATGTTAAAGAACCGATTCCAGGAATTTATGACTGGGTGGTCTCTTTTGACCTCAACTCCCTCTACCCTCACCTCATTATGCAGTACAACATCTCGCCAGAGACGTTGGTGGATAAGAGACATCCCTCGGTAACTGTGGAGAAGATCCTTAATCAGGATATAAATCTTGATGGGGAGTATGCTGTGTGTGCCAACGGTGCCCAGTATCGTAAGGATATCCACGGTTTCCTTCCCGAAATCATGCAACGTATCTACGATGAAAGGACCATTTACAAAAAGCGAATGCTTGCCGCTAAGCAGAATCTTGAAAATGCCAAGACACCTGCAGAGACCGCATCACTTCAAAAGGATGTGTCTAAATTCAACAACATCCAAATGGCAAGAAAGATCCAACTCAACTCTGCCTATGGTGCCATCGGTAACCAATACTTCCGCTACTACAATCTGGCAAATGCTGAAGCGATTACTCTCTCGGGGCAGGTGAGTATTCGATGGATCGAAAACAGAATGAATGCATACCTAAACAAGATCTTGAGGACTGACAATGTTGACTACGTTATTGCTTCTGATACTGATTCCATCTATCTCAATCTGGGTCCTTTTGTATACTCGGTATTCAAAGACCGAGAGACGAGCGATGAAAGTATTGTTAGGTTCCTTGACAAGGTGTGTGAGGTGGAATTTGAGAAGTATATACGAAATTCTTATGAAGCGTTGGCGACCTATGTAAATGCTTACGAGCAGAAGATGCAGATGAAGCGAGAGAATATCGCTAACAAAGGTATCTGGACTGCCAAGAAGCGTTACATCCTCAACGTATGGAATAGTGAGGGTGTGCAGTATGCTCAACCTAAACTTAAGATCATGGGCATTGAAGCAGTTAAATCATCAACCCCTGCTCCCTGTCGCACTGCTATTAAGGAAGCATTGAAAGTGATCATGACTGGCAGTGAGTCTGCCACTCAGCAATACATCAAAGAGTTTCGGGAGAAGTTTGAATCGATGTCACCTGAGGAAGTTGCTTTCCCCCGAGGGTGTAACAACATCGCTAAGAATTCGTCTCCTGCTACGATCTATGGTAAAGGATGCCCTATGCATGTCCGTGGGGCACTTCTATATAACTTCTGGATCAAGAAGAAGAAACTGTCCCACAAGTATCCCTTGATTCAAGAGGGGGAGAAGGTCAAGTATCTCCACCTCAGGACACCTAACAAGATCAATGAGAATGTTATTTCATTCTTCCAGACTCTTCCTACCGAGTTTGGTCTTGACAATTCTATCGATTATGATCTACAGTTTACGAAGAGTTTTCTTGATCCCTTGAAAGCAATTCTTGACACTATCGGGTGGAAAGCAGAAAAAGTAAACACATTGGAGGCGCTTTGGTCGTGAGTTTTTTAACTGACATTGTAAAGGAAATTGATAATGAATATGCTGGTCTGGTTTCTGACGGAGTGGCAGCAGGCGATACTGGTTCTTTCATTGATACTGGGTCCTACATCTTTAATGCTCTGGTATCTGGATCTATCTTTGGTGGCATCCCGTCGAATAAAATTACAGCTATTGCTGGCGAGTCTTCGACTGGTAAGACTTTCTATTGCCTTGGCATTGTTAAGCATTTCCTTGAGACTGATCCTGATGCAGGTGTGATCTACTTTGAATCTGAGTCTGCTATCTCTCGCGAGATGATCGAGACTCGGAAGATCGACTCTAAGCGTATGGTGATCGTGCCCGTAACTACAGTGCAGGAGTTTCGTCTTCAGGCAATTCGTATTCTGGATAAGTATCTGGAGCAGAAAGTAGAAGATCGCAAACCTCTAATGTTTGTGCTGGACTCTCTGGGTATGCTGTCTACTACCAAAGAGATTGAAGACTCTGAGGCAGGTAAAGAGACTCGTGACATGACTCGTGCTCAGGTTGTGAAGTCTATCTTCCGTGTGCTTACCCTCAAATTGGGTAAAGCAAACGTGCCTATGCTGGTCACCAACCATACATATGATGTGGTAGGTGCCTATGTCCCCACTAAAGAAATGGGTGGTGGATCTGGTCTTAAGTATGCTGCTTCTACTATCATCTATCTCAGTAAATCCAAAGAGAAGGATGGTAAAGAAGTGATTGGTAATATCATTAAGGCGAAAGCAGCCAAGTCCCGACTCACTAAGGAGAATTCTCTTGTTGAAACACGTCTTTTCTATGACGAGCGTGGACTGGACCGCTATTATGGACTACTGGAGTTGGGTGAGAAATACGGAGTATTCACCCGCGTCGGGAATCGCTACAAGATTGGTGAATCTTCTGTTTATCCTAAGTCTATTCTCGCTGATCCAGACAAGTATTTCACGCCCGAAGTAATGCAAGCACTGGATGAGTCCGCTAAGCAGGAGTTTTGTTATGGATCTTAAGCATTTTATTCGCGTCTATGATGACGTGCTGGATGAAAACCTTTGTAAGAATATCATCCATGAATTTGATATACTGGCAAACAAAGTTGTGTTGGATGAGGAGAGAATTAAATTCTCCACAATCAACATGACTGAGCAGGCAGAGCAAGAGAATAGTAAGGAATGGGGCATCATTCAAAATCAAGTAGTATCTGCACTCCAAGCATGTGGGCAGCAGTATATTCTTGATCTGGATTGTGAGAAATACATGCCTCAGAAGAATGCTCTGGAGCAGATTAAGGTTGTCCGATATACTCAGGGTATTGGTAAGTTTGATGAGCACATTGACATTGGTGACTATGCATCTGCTCGTCGATTTCTCACTTACTTCTGCTATCTGAATGATGTGGAAGAAGGAGGTCAAACATATTTTTATAATTCAGACTTCCAAGTAGAGGCAAAACGTGGTAGGATTGTCATGTTTCCACCCACTTGGCAGTATCCTCATGCAGGATTAGTCCCACAAAGCGGAGACAAGTATATCATCACCACTTATTTGCACTATCAATGAGTCTAAAAGTAGAGGAGATCGCCCTCAGCAAACTCATCCTTGAAGAAAACTATTGCCGCAAGGTGTTGCCTTTCATCAAGGATGAGTATTTTGATGCGCTGACGAATCGCGTATTGTTTAATACGCTGAGTGATTACATATCGCAGTATGACACAACTCCAGAGCCTACTGCTCTGAAGATTGAGGTAGAGAAGCGTCGTGATATTACTGAGGAAGTCTATCGAGAGATCGAGACCTTCCTTGATAACCTAGATCACGATCAATACAATGAAGACTGGTTGGTAGATACCACTGAGAAGTGGTGCAAAGAGCGTGCTATATACTTAGCACTAATGGAGTCTGTCAAGATCGCAGATGGTCAGGACAAGACTCGCACAAAGGATGCTATCCCTTCGATCATGTCGGAGGCGCTTAGCGTTTGCTTTGATGATCATGTAGGACACGATTACATTCAGGACTCAAATGAGCGTTACGACTTTTATCACAGACAGGAGGAAAAGATTCCCTTTGATCTCGACTATTTCAACAAAATCACAAAAGGCGGTCTGCCTAACAAAACTCTTAACATCGCGCTTGCTGGTACAGGTGTCGGCAAATCTCTATTCATGTGCCACCATGCTAGCTCCATCTTGCTCCAAGGACGGAACGTTCTCTACATTACAATGGAGATGGCAGAAGAACGAATTGCTGAGAGAATTGACGCCAACCTTCTTGACCTCCCGATCCAACACCTGAGTGATCCAATGCTCACCAAAGAGCGTTACTCTGCTAAGATGCAAACCCTGAGGAAGAAGACTCAGGGCACTCTGGTTATCAAGGAATACCCCACTGCATCTGCTCATGTGGGGCACTTCAAAGCACTGCTGAATGAGTTGTCAATGAAGAAGGGTTTCCGACCTGACATTATCTTCATTGATTACCTCAACATCTGTGCCTCTGCTCGCTATAAAGGCAACATCGTCAACTCCTATACATACGTCAAAGCAATTGCAGAGGAGTTGCGTGGACTTGCTGGTGAGTATAACGTCCCTATTGTTTCTGCTACTCAAACTACTCGTAGTGGTTACGGTAACAGTGATGTGGAACTTACTGACACATCCGAGTCTTTTGGTTTGCCTGCTACTGCTGACCTTATGTTTGCTCTGATCTCTACTGAGGAGATGGAGCAACTGGGTCAGATCATGGTCAAGCAACTGAAGAATAGATATAATGATCTCTCAGTCTACAAACGATTCGTTGTTGGTATTGACAGAGCGAAGATGAGACTGTATGATTGTGAT